AAAGGTCGATTTTCTTGACTTTTGGCCATGGGACAAGGCGGAAAGTTGCGCTTATACAAGAATGTGGATTATCCTCCACCGCATGAACAAATCTAAAATAGATCGACAGCGCGACGCCATCCGCAAAGCCTGTGAAGCGGCCGGTGGTCAAGTAGCCCTCGCGACCAAACTCGGGATCAGTCAGAGCGCGGTAGCTCAGTGGATCGGGAGCGGCAATATTCCGCCAGCTCGCGTGCCCAAAGTCGAAAAAATCACTGGCGTTTCGAGGCACGAACTGCGGCCGGATATTTTCGACGCCAAGTGATTTCCGCATCGGTTCGACTTGTCAATCGACGCGCTTCTCACATTTCAAATATTAATTCTAGTCAGCGCCATCTGATTCTCTTGTAATCCCTTCCTGACTATATGTAAGATTCCCCCGTCCTAAAACGGGAGTCTCGAATTGGCGATAGAAGAACAACCAACGATTGAGGTGCCCATCGGCACCAGCCTCGCAGAGACAGAACGTCGCCTCCTTCTCGCAACTCTCGATCACTACCAGGGCGACAAAATGCGCACCGCGGTCGCGCTCGGGGTGTGCTTGAAGACGGTTTACATCCGGCTCAAGCAGTACCAGGTCCAGGCCGCATGACAGAGCCCAACTGGCGCGAGATCGCAGAACGGCTCTACCCGGTGGCCATGAGATCAGGTTGTTTGTGTGAGTACGAGCGGGCGAAGGGCGGGGTGCCGATGTGGTCACCCGGCGAGGATGGCGGGATACAGCGCAAGCTGATCAAGCAATGCTCAAGGTGCGCCGTCGAGGAGCTCTACCGGACGGCCGGCGGGGTGGTGGTATGAGCGGTCTCGAATTCCTCACCACCTCAGATGCCATTGCGCGCCGGAATCCGAAGACATGAGCGGCTGGATCAAGCTCGATAAAGCGCTGCTGACCGACGTGAGATTCACCCGGTTGGTGCGCCGCTACATGAAGGAATGTAATGCACCTGCATTACAGGAGAAAACAGCCGTCACCCTGGTGCTAGGCGCACTCTCGCAGCTCTGGCTCTACGCTGATGAGCACATTCGGGATGACAACACCATTCGGGCCTCGGTCGACGACATAGACCAGTTCATCGGAATCGAGAACTTCTGCCATATCTTGCCCACTGACTGGCTTAAGGTCGTCGACCCGGACTATGTAGAACTTCCTGATTTCCTTGAACATAATGGCTCCGTTGCCAAGAAAAAAGCGCTCAATCAGCAAGCCGTTGCGCGGCATCGTGCGAAGGCAAACGGTCATGCACCAGCATTACCGGAAGATAGTGCCTGTAATGCACCCCCATTACCAGACCAGACCAGACCATCCCAGAGTAAGAACACTCCGGCGTTAGCTCTCAACGGCCATGGCCTCAACGGTCATCCCACCCTGTCGGGTGAACCCGACCCGGTCGCTCAGGTATTCGCACACTGGCAGCGCACATGGGACAAACCGAAGTCCAAGCTGGACCCGAAACGCAAGGCCGCAATCCTCAAGGCACTGAAGACCTACGATGTAAAAACCCTATGTGATTCCATCAGCGGGTATCGCAATTCCAAACATCACCGCGGCGACAACGAGCGCAACACGGTGTATGACGACGTGGAACTGTTTCTCCGGGACGCGAAGCACATCGACGCTGGGATAAGTTTCCTGGCGCAAAGCACCAATGCCGGTGGCGGCTCGAAGGAGATCCGATGGGCGTAGAGACCACGGACTGGGATTCGTTGCGGATGCTGCGGATGGGTGGTCTCAAGCCCTCCAGCACGGTGATTGTCACCACGAAGCCGCAGATGCCCCGTCGACTTGAGGGGATGGGCTGCATGACCATCCTGCACAAAGCCGGCACGCCGATGCCGGTGCAGTTGCTCGACGGACTCGAGGTAATTTTCTGGTTCGACACCTGTGGCATCACCCAGCATGTGATGGACCTAGCCAGAGCCAATGGCGTGACGTTCGCCCGATCGCAGACATGGTGCTCGTGCGGGAACCTCCTCAGCCTGTTCCCCATGTCATGCGAGTCGATGGCCGCTGCGGTGGAGTGGTTGGAAACCGGCTATGTGGGGAGCGAGCCATGAGCGCGCCGGCACGGACCTTCAAGGGGATTTTTGTCGAAGCGGATGCGCCGGAGTTTCTTGAGCGCGAGATCGAGCCGGAGCGCGAGGTGCTCGATCTGAACGCGCTCAACGTGCGCAGCATGCTTGCGCAGTTTCGGGCGCGGCAGTTGAACTTCGACACGGCGCCCTTCGATCCGGAAGGCCATCGGATTCGGTTCTTCCCTGGCGGCTATACGGTCTGGTCCGGCAATCCAGGCGGTGGGAAGACGACGCTGCTTCGGCAGCATGTTTGTCATCTGCTCAAGAAAAACAAACCGGTGTTCATCGCCTCGCTCGAGGAAGACCCGATGGATGTTTTCGTGCGGCTCGCGTGCACCGCCTTGGGCACGGAGAACGTGACGGAGGACGGCCTGCAGTGGTGCGTCGACTACTGGCATGACAAACTGCGGCTCTGGTCCTACCGCCGCGGCATCGCCGATCACGCGCGGATTCTTGCGATCATTCGCGTACTCGCGAAGCAAGGGGTGCGCCACTCGATCATCGATTCCCTCGCCCGGCTTGACGTGCGATCGGATGACTTCGAAGGCCAGCGCCAGTTTGCGAACTCGCTCGAGGCGACCGCCGCTTCATCCGGCACGCACATTCACCTGGTCGCACATCCCCGAAAGCCCTTCGGTAAAAAGCAGGAGCCTGATACCGGCGATATCGCGGGCTCTGCGGACATCGGACGGCTCTCGGACAACGTGCTGTTCATGCGCCGGCCGGAGGATGACAGCGCGGTGGAGCATGACTTCTCGCCCATGCTGGTATCGATCCGCAAGCAGCGCTGGTACACGGGCGCCGTGGGCAACATCGAGGGATATTTCAATCGCACGCTTCGCCAGTGGAAGCCGCACAAGCATGACGTGGAAGTCACCCGCTATCTGCCCGATGGGGCGTATGGCGATCTGCAATTTGGTCCCGAAGACGGATGGAGCAAATCATGACGGCGAAGAAACCGGCGAAAGGAAAAGCGACGCTGCGGCCCAAGGTCAAGCGCGATACGCTTGCGGAGGATGTGAAGGTTTTGCTGCTTCGGGTGGCCGCGATTCAGCCGGGCATTGCCGAGAGTTTGCATCGCATGTTCGCATCGCTCCTGGTGGAGATCCGCTCGACCCATCAACTGGTGGGACCGCTGACCACGGTGCTTGATCACGTCCACGATCAGATTGCCGAGATGCAGAATCCCTTGATCGGTGCGAAGGTCGGCGAGGATCAATTCCAGGTGCTGATGAAACGCTGCGACAAGCAGGATCAGCAAATCGACCGACTGATCAATCTCATGTTTGAGTTCGTGCAGCGGGACCGATATCCGCTCACGGCGACGGCCGATTACCTCGAGCGAGTACGCCGCCAGCGTCGCGTCCAGGAAGGCAACGACTACATGGCGGCGGACAAAAAAGTTCCAACATTGCAAACACCCAGAGAAACGAATGGCACTGACAATTAAGAAAACTGGCGCGAAACTAGGCGCTTCATTGAACGTGCGTAGTGAGCACCACGGAGACGAGTCCGTAGGCGCCTGCGATTTCAAGCTGTCCGGCGTGATGCTGGACAAGGACGATTTGAACGAGCTTTATGGCGACAAGTACTACCACGCCTCGTTGTTCAACCAGAAGGGCAAGGCGCTCGATCCCATGACGCGCAAGAACGAGCCGGCGCAGTTCAAGGGCAAGTTCGACCAGTCGACGGTGACGCTCTGGCTCGGCCTTGCCGGTGAGCCCTTGAAGCTCTCCGATGTGAAGCTGCGCAAGATCACCCTCGAGCCGCAGGTGGGCGGCTTCACCGAGTTGTGCCTGCAGGTGCAATGCAATCCCGACGAGGAAGCGCTTGCGCAGTTGTACACGCACCAGAACATGGATGTGGAGGTGAACATCCGGTTTGGCCAGGAGGAGGCGCCCAAGCAGAAGGCGCAGGATGAGCTCCCCTTGGACCATCAGGCCGATAAGCCCAAGGTGGACAAGGCGCGAGAGGAAGCCGAGGCGGCGTTTCACTGACAGGGAGTTTCATGTGATGGCGAAATTCAAAGAGGGTGACATGGTCGTGCTGGTGGAGGTGCCCGGCGCGATCTATGTGGGAGAGGCGCCAGGCTTTGTCAGCACGATCCTCGCGCTTCTGCCACCGGATCGCCGGTGCGCGGGGTGCGGATGCGCAATCTACCAACTGGATCATCCGTCCTTTCAGGATGTGACCGCGAGCGAATGCGTCCTGCGCTTAGTTCCCCCGCACGAGCGTGGCAACTGGGCGGACTGCTGGTTCAAACCATGTGCGCTGTATCCCTCGAAGACGCTGCGCCTCAACCCGGAATTCGCGGAGGCCCGCTCCTCGCGCGCCTGGGAGAACCCCTTCCGATGAGCGCCTCAGCCACAGAGATCGCCGCAAGGGAGCAAGGAGACAGTCAGTGCGCACTGACACCATGAACGCCGCCGTCAGTCCTATATGCCAGCACGTTGGTTGCGGACGCGCGCTGCGCGGTGACAACGTGTCAGGTTTCTGCAGGCTGCATCACGCGAAGTCACCATCACACCGAGCGACCACGGCAGCGTACTACCAGCAAAATCGATCGAAGTTGCTCCAGCGGGCTCACATCCGTAAGGGATTCAGGAGCAACTACTGGCAAGCAGGCACGTGCCGCATCGACGGCTGCGACGAGATCCTACGTAGCGACAACATCTCAGGCCTTTGTAAGTATCATCGGAAACTGGATTGGCAACGTCGTAATTACGATGCACACCGCGCTGCCGAAGCAAGACATCAGCGAGCATACGGCCTAACGCTTGAGCAAAAGCGGCAGATGCTGGCCGAGCAGGGCGGTTGTGGGATATGCGCAAAACCTCCCACCGATGATCTGGTCGACTGGGACACAGATCACGACCACGTCACGGAGAAAGTTCGCGGCGTCCTCTGTCACAACTGCAATGTCGGTATCGGTAATCTGCGCGACGATCCGGTGATCCTCGGCGCAGCTATCGCTTACATCATGAGGTCCAAGACATGAACGCCGTGCTGGCTGAAAGGCTTCCTCGCATCAAGTCCAAAGGCAAGAGCCCAACGGCGCGCACCTTGGAGCATATGCGAAAGCGGGGATACACCTGCCAGGTGGTCGAACATTGGAACAATTTCAGCAGGCGTCGCGTCGACCTCTTCGGCTTCATCGACGTACTCTGCGTGAAGGGTGAGGACATTGTCGGGGTGCAGGCATGCAGCGCCGGCGGCTCGAGCAAACGGGGTAGCGACATGTCGGCGCGCATCACAAAAATCGTTGAGCACGATAACTGGCCGCTGGTCTGCAAGGCCATCCGCATTATCGTCCAGGGCTGGCGTAAGAGCGCGAAGGGCCGCTGGGAAGTTCGAGAGGTTGAACTGAGTGAGGGCTGGACACGTGAGACTAAAAACGCTGAGCAACCCGCGTAATGTGTTGAGGATGGCATTTATCGCATGCGTAATTTGGTGGACTGTGCTCGGGCTCGGATGGAGATTGATGCATTCATGATGCAGGGGGATTTCCCCCCTTATTTCCTGGTCCGCCGCGTGCGCGGGCAGGAGCGGCCACTCGTCTCCGTGATGAAAGGCTGGCACAAGCCGCGCGAATGGGACTGGAAATTCGGAGTCGCTGTGATTGATTCGTCGCTGACGATGGCATTGGAACTCGCCGACAAACGATTGAAAGGGAGAAAACGATGACACTAGAACTGAGCCCATCCGAGAAGATCGCCAAGATCCTCGCAGCCACACAGGAAATCGCCGGCCAGCATGGCATCGAGGCGACGCTACTCATCGACACCCTGGTAGTGCCATTGCCAGCGGATCTGGCAGAAGCCTTCTGGATGCAGCCCCTCTCCGATGACCGCGACTGCTACGGCACGGACCTGACGGCCATCCTTGATGCGAGAGAGGACGCGTTCTACACCAAAAAAGAGATCAGGCAGGAGCGCTACTTTCGCATGATGCGGCGGCGCTATCCGGACTGGGGCAACAGCCAGGTGTATTCGTGATCCGCTGGAAGCGCTTCTGTCGTTGGCTCGCGCAGGCCTGGAAAGTGGATGCTGCTCAAGCGGACCAACGGCGCCGGCTCCGATATGAAGGACGCGACTGCACGTGAAAGCGGAAGATTTGATCAGCATGGCCGCGCCCCATGGCATTGATTTGACCCGGGCGGCCAAGATGGCAAGCAACGAGAAGCCCACACCGGATGTGGTGCCCGGTAAGCGGGGCGCGCGCGTGCTCGTGCCGCCTCCCAAGAACCGGGTGGCCGGCCGGGAGACTCGAACCATGTTGAGACCCGAATGGACCATCGCGGAGATCGGCATGGCCACCCAGGATCTGGACGAGTACCAGCTGGCCGCGGCGCTCTACGCCTTCGCCGGCGCCAAGGATCAGACCTGGCTCCTGCACCGCGGGCTCCTCGAGCGGGCCCGCATGTTCAAGATGCTGTATACCTGGCCGGACACGATCAAGGATTTTCACGGCTTGCGCCGCGAGTACATCCCCTGGCTCTGCAAACTCGTGCTCGATGAGGACTCGAACCCCTCGCTATTCAAGGTCGCCGAGGGCGCGCTGTACGCGATCTACATGCAGGTACACGCCAACGTCTGGACGCGCGAGCTCGCTCCACGGTACGCGGAATTGACTTGGGCATGGAATGATTGGATCGGCCTCGCGGCCCGGCGCATTCAGGCGCGGCTTTGCGAGCAGGAAGACTATCGGGAGGAACCATGAATCGAAGTGAGGCTGCCGTGCTGATCGCGTTCATGCTGATCATGGGTCTTGGCATATATGGAATCCTCAAAATGACCGAGGACAAACTGTCACTGCAGCCCGAAATCGGCGGCCTCGCGCGCTATCCCGATGGCCGCTGGTTCGTGCCGGCCGGCTCCGGCCTGGGGGAGCCCCTATCGCAGGTGAAGATGTTCGAATTCTTCGATGGCACCCGCTGCCTCACCATCGATAAGCAAGGGAGGGTGGCCGCGCGCGCCAGCATGGCGGATTTGGGCGGTCTCGTGTGCTGGTCGAAGCAGAAATGGCACGATTTCGATTACTGGTGCGATTCCAGCGGTCACTGTGGACGATTCACCTCCGGACCCGATTCGGTCGATGCACCCAAGGGTTGCCTTTCAGGCGATGCCCCGCTAAGGCCCTGCCAATGACCAGCAAGGCTCAAACGAAGGCCCAGAAAAAGCGCAAGCGCCTCCTGAATATCGAGGCGGATTCCCAGGTTTCGGATACCGCCAACTGGTATGCGGACGCCGGCCCCCCTGTCGTTGCCACCCGCGCGCAGATCAAGCGCCGCCGCCGCGCGCTCAAGGATTCGAAAAACACCCCCATCGTCGATAGCCATGGGAAGCCCATAGATACCGAAACCCCGGAGCCAACCCCATGACGGATCGGCGCTTTGGCTTCAATATCGCGAGCGTTCCCGTCCACAATCCCGCCGCTGCCCGAGGTCGCCACCTCGGCAGCGCGGTCTGGCGCGCGCATTACGCGACGCTCGACTGGCTCAAATACCTCTGGATCTCGGCGCCAGTGATGAACACCTTTCCGCCGTCACGGACAGTTTTTAGGTGCCCATCCTTGATGCGGATATAGGCGAGGGCCCTGGAGATCCGAAGATACTCGATCGACGCTTCGGGGACGGTGTAGCGTCTATTGAGATCCAGGGGCGGCACTTGAACGATGCGGCTTTTCTTAGCCGGGGGCTTCTTCGGGGAACCCATTTGACCATCTCCTTTCAGTGTTGAAGATGGTCAAGTACTTTATGCCACGTTCTAGAGCTGTCCACTCCTTTCGTGTCCAGGTAATTCGCGCAAATTATCTGGATTACGCAGAAAACAGCTTATTTTATGCGGTAAATCCTTCGTCGATTTATTCTTGTTCTTGACATGTGTGCGGACCAATTTAGCCCATGCTTTCCAGTGCGGGTCCGATCACCTTCACCGCCAAGAGCTCTGGGATTTGGACCTAAAAGCGGTCCTATGCACCACTCACGGCAACCGCGCCATCTACAGCACCGAGGCCATGGCTCAGGTTTGGGTCGGCAAATCCTCCCGCAACCTGAAGGTGCTGCCCATCTTCATCACCCCAGCCGACGCCACGGTGATCAATTGAGCAATTCCCCAAGAGCCACGAAGAAACACGGACGTTTCGACCCCGCTGTGACGGTTTGCGCAGCAGAGGAACTGCGGAATAATGCATAATTCGCTCATGCCGCTCTCAGTCACGCGCACCCTCCGATTCAAGGTCAAGAGCGAGTCCTATCTGTGGCTCAATGCCGCGGCGGTCGAGGTGAACCAGGTGTTCAACTACGCCAACCAGACGAGTTACGATGCGCGCCGCCGCACTGACCTCAAGTCCAAGTGGCTCTCCGGCTTCGATCTGTGCAACCTGACCAGCGGGGCGACGGAGTATTTCGAGCGCATCGGCGCGGACACCATCCAGCAGGTATGCACGCACTACGCCCAGAAGCGTACTGCGGCGAAGCGCTTGAAACTGCGGTGGCGCGTAAGCCGTGGCGCCCGTCGCTCCTTGGGCTGGGTACCGTTCAAGGCGGCGAGTTTGAGACGGCGCGGGAGCGCGCTGCGCTTCTGCGGCAAGACCTTCCGAGTATTCGAGCGCGAAGCCCTGACCGAGGTGAAGTGGCGCGATGGCTGCTTCGTGCAGGATGCCCTCGGCGACTGGTGGCTGTGTCTGCCGGTCATCGTGAGCGCCGCGGAAACGGTTGCGCCTTTGGAGGCGGTCGGTATCGACCTTGGGCTCAAGACGATCGCGACCACGAGCGATGGTGAGAAATTGGAAGCGGGCCGCTGGACGGCCGGCATGGCGGACAAGCTGGCAATGGCGCAGCGGCGCGGCCACCAGCGCCAAGCCAAGCGGATTCACAGAAAGGCCGCAAATCAGCGCAAGGACGCGCTGCATAAGTTCAGCGCACGGATCGTGCGCCAGTATCAGCGAATCGTCGTCGGCGACGTGAGCAGCCTGAAACTTGTGAAAACCAAGATGGCGAAGTCCGTCTTGGATTCCGGGTGGGGGATGCTCAAGGGATTTCTGGATTACAAGAGCCAGTCGGCTGCCAGGAGTTTCTCGGTCGTCAGCGAAAGTTACACCAGCGTCACTTGTTCTTCTTGCGGATCGCTTAGCGGTCCGCGGGGGGTAAACGAGTTGATTGTAAGATCGTGGATATGCCGGGACTGTGGTGAGTCCCATGACCGAGACGTTAACGCGGCTCGGAATATCCTGATCGGGTCTAGGTGCAGACCTCCGTGCGCGGGAACGAGCCTTCAACCTCATGCGGTCACGTCGAGCACGGCATCTCGCCGTCGCGAGACAGGCAAGAGACCGCGTGAGGTCGCGGCGTGAGCACCGGTCCAGTCCGTGATCTACCACACGTTTTGTCAGAAAGCGCTTGCAAGGCGCGCCGCACTGCCGTAAAAAGCCATCTCAAGCGCCCCTTTGCCCAAAGCTTTTGGGTTAAGGCACGCGTTTACTCCCCCTAGTGTTTGCATTCAAGGCCATGAATCCCATGGCCTTTTTTATTACCGCGGGCCCGATTTTGACCGCCACAAGCGCATGGAGCGCCTCCCCAGCCTGGAGACAGTTCTCATTGACGCATCTCCGCCCCGTCCGCTTTTCAGTCGGACGGACGCTCTTGATGCGGGAGCCCTCCGGTATTACACCGGCATACCCTGTGGTCGCGGCCATGACAGCGAGCGGTACACGACCAATGGGCAATGTGTCGCTTGTGTCGCGCGTTACGGGGCGTTACGTGAGGAGGCGCGCCGCGCCGGCAAGCTGAGAGTTGCGAAAAGCGAATGCGTGGTCCCCTTGAGCAAGCCGCGGGGTGTCACGACCGACTGGAACAACCTTACCGCGGAGCAGGTGGAGGCGTGGTACGAGCGCGTGCGGACCATGAAGTCGAATTCGAAGCTCTATCGGCACCATCCGCTGGATGAGCCTCCCCTTCGCACGAAAACGTGACCGGAGTCAAAACTAGTGGTTCGGGACATGACTGGACAATCGCGCCTGACCGGCGATAAGATCGACCCACGTTCTCCGGCCGCCACCTCAAATTCACACCAGCGCGCAGGGCCGAAAGGCCACCAAGACGTAGGATGCAATGCCCCGGGTCTACGGGGCTCCAACCTGAAATGAATGCCCGCATCGTGGGAATCACGCCATGGCACTGGCGTGAGGATCACGAGGCGTTGGATCCGCCCTATCAGAATCACGGGCACGTCCACAAGCGCGACGATGACTACACCGCCAACTGTGGCGGCCCGCTCCTCTGCAATCAGTGCCGGCTGGAGCAACAGGCATTGGATGCAACGGGGAAATCATGAAGGCTCGGGACTGGATATCGCTGGTCGCCTCGAGTTGAAGGATTGCCCCGGTTGGGAGAGGATGCAGCGGGCGCTCAGCGTGGCCTGGGCGATTGCCGGCCACAACAGCCCACAGTCGCTCGCCAAGAAAATGAGCGACAAGCAGAAGCACCGGGCCCGCCTCCTGATGCTTCACCTCCGCGAGTGGATGCGGGAATTCGATCAAGCATTGGGGGATGAGTGATGAGCACCGCAGCCAAGCGCAAGGACGCGACGAGCCCGCCGAAGACCCTGCGGGAACTCGGCCTCGAGAATTACCATGTGGTGGAGATCCACCGCAGTGAGCTCGTGAACGCGGTCTACAACCCGCGCAAGATTTCCGATCACGAGAAGTCGAAGCTGCGCGAGGTGCTGAAGCGCCATGGACTGGTCGCCCCGATCACATGGAACCACCGCTCGAAGAATATCGTGGGCGGCCACCAGCGGATCGGCCTCCTCGACGATATCGCCGAGACCAGCGACTACACGCTGCACGTGGCCGTGATCGATGTGGACGAGGCCCGCGAAAAAGAGCTCAACATCGAGAGAAGGCCTCGAGCGAGCATTTCCTTGTATTCATTTTCCCATCCGGGGCCCATGTCGATCAGTTCATCGAGCAAGAGGGCCTGGATCAGAACCGCTATCAGAATGGCCAGGCGCTCGCCGACAAGCTGAAGGCACTGAGACCGTGAGTGTATGCCTGAGACCATCGACCATAATTCAACCGGCGCCAGGAAGCCCGGCCGCCCCCGCTACGTAAAGACGGAGCACGATCAGAAGATCGTCACGATGTTTGCGCAGGCAGGCCTGCCACACGACAAGATCGCGTTTATGGTGGGCATCGGCCTGAAGACGCTGAAGCGCTACTACCGTGACGATCTGAAGCGCGGGCACATCGAGCAGGTAACGCACGCGCTGACCAAGGTCCGCGAGGCCGCTAACAATGGCGAGCCTTGGGCCATCAAGTGGATTCTCGCCGTGTTCGCCGGCATGTCGGAACAGACGCTGGTGCGCCAGCAGGTGCAGCAGTTGGGCAAGGACGGCAATCCGATCGACCCGCCCGCCGGCAATACCTACATCATCAAGGAAGATGAGCGGAAACTGATCGAGAAGAAACTCGACGACGAAGTATGACGGATGCCTTAGCCGGTCCGATCAGCCGGCTCGAGGAGCTCAAGCGCAACGCGGCCAAACGCGCGGAGCCGGAACGTCAGCGCATCATCACGCGGTTCTCCGACAAGGATATCGCGGTCGGCAACTGGAAGGCTCGGAAGGATTTCGAGTTCTATTCGCGCTGGATCATGCTGCGCAATTCAGGCATCAAGTGGCAGCGGGCCCGCCACCACGCGATCGTCGCAAAGTATCTGCAGGCCGTGTTCGAAGGCCTGATCCTTCGGCTGATCATCTCGATGCCGCCGCGGTATTCGAAGACGCAGCTGGTGGAGAACTTCATCGAATGGACGATTGGGCACGTCCCGGATTCGGAGTTTATTTACCTGTCCTACGGCTCGACGCTTGCCGAAGATAAGACCGCCGAGGCGCTCCGAAACGTCAAGTCAGCCGCCTATCACGGCATCTTCCCGGAGCTCGCCCTCACGCGCGAGCACGCGGGAGACTGGCAGACCGCGCAGGGTGGCCGGGTGTATGCCGCGGGTACGAGCGGCACCGTCACCGGTCTCGGCGCCGGCAAGATGCGGGACGGCTTTGGCGGCGCGCTGATCGTCGATGACCCCCACAAGCCCGACGAAGTATTCGGCCCGGTGCGCGAGAAGGTCATTCGGAACTTCCAACAGACCGTGGAGAACAGATTGAATTGGGCGACAACGCCGATCATCGTGATTGCGCATTGTTTGCATGTGGAAGACTTGCCTGCCTGGCTGCGCGCCGGGCGAAATGGTGAGGAATGGGAACATCTTCGCTTGCCGGCGATCATGGACGACGGCACAGCGCTTTGGCCCGAAAAGCATCCGATCGAGAAACTCAGGAAGATGCAGAAGGCATCCCCTTACGTTTTTGCGAGCCAATACATGCAGGCCCCAACCGCCGTTGGCGGTAATTTCTTCACCAAAGAGCACCTCTGCTACCGCGTCGATACAACCGAGACGGACGATGGTTTCGGCGGCTCGGTGGAGCGCATCGCGTACCGCGGCGAGCCGGAGGAGGAGATCGGTGTCCTGGACGTGGTCTTCGCCGTGGTCGATTCGGCCTCGAAGACCGGCTCCACGCATGATGGTGTCGGCGTCGCATTCTGGGGCCTGCGCCCGGCGGACGTGGATAAGCCGCCGCTCGTGCTGCTCGATTGGAACATCACGCAGATCGAGGCCGCGCTCCTCGAGGAGTGGATGCCCAATGCCGTGCTCGGGCGGCTCCAGGCCCTCACCCATGAATTCCAGGTGTTGCAGGGCTCCGTGGGCGTGTTCGTCGAGGACAAGGACTCCGGCATCGTTCTGATCCAGCAAAGCCACAACCACGGCTGGCCGGTCACGGCGATTGAAAGCGACATGACGGCGCTCGGCAAGGCCGGCCGGGCGGTCAACGTCTCCGGCTACATCCACGCGGGCAAGGTAAAGTTTTCCCGCAACGCCTACGACAAGGTCGTGGAGTACAAGGGTTTCGTCCAGAACCACATGCTTACGCAGGTGCTGAACTTCAGCCCGTCGACCGGCGACCAGGGCGCGGACGACTTGCTTGACACCTTCTGCTATGGAGTTTCTATCGCTCTAGGCAATCCGGAGGGATTCTGAATTATGCAAACACCAGAAGACCCACACGTTGATCGGGCCGGCGCAACCATTCTGCTGATCTTTATCATCGTCGTGCTCTGGGCCGTGTTCAGCCAATGACGCTGCCCCCCGGCCAATTCGGCTATGCGACGGTCACCGTGCAGAGCCAGAACGCGCTCGCCGGCGCCCGCACGTGCGTGCTCGAGCAAAACGCGTGCTATGTGAACTTTGCCGTGTTCACACCACCCGTCGTGGGCGGCAATGGCCTCGGCACGCAGTTCGCGCCCTTGGCGCTACGCTGGCGCCTGGATGATGTGGTGTCCGGGGCGATGATCATCCCATGGACCGGCATTTTGGTGCAGACGACTCAGATCCAGATCCCGGCCGTATCCAACTCGCTGATTTCCTTCACCCGGCTATATGAGCCGAAGCAGGTGATGTTCCAGTTTACCGACCAGAACGGCGCAACCGCCCAGGCGCGCGCAATCTACGACGTGCTGCGCGTGCGCGGTTTCAACGATCAATTTGTGGGGTGTGTGGATGGGTAGTCTGAGCGGCGACACCGGCAGCAACCAGTATTCGGAGCTCGTGCTGTCCTATGGTGGCGGGGCGGAAAGCCCGCTGATGCAGATGCTGATGGGTGAGGATATCCAGCCCGGCACGGAGCCCTCCTACCAGTTGTGCAAGACGATCTACATCTACCACCCGCTCGGCGGCAAGATGGCAGAGGGCCCGATCAAGCTCGCGCAATCCCAGGAGCGCAAAGTCACGATCCAGGGGGCGCCCGATGAGGCGGTCAAGGCCTTCACCGATCAGTGGGCCGCCATGGAAGCGGACCAGCACATCCTGAATGTCCACGCTCTCGCCCGCGTGTACGGCATCTCCACGGTCATCCTGGGCGTGAAAGACGTGCCCTCCAATGTCCCGGTGGAGATGGACAAAATCTGGGATAAGGACGTGTATTTCAATGTCCTGGATCCGCTCAACACATCGGGCTCGCTGGTGCTGTCGCAGAATCCGAATGACCCCGGCTTCCAGCGGCCGGTGCGCGTGTCGACCAGTGGCGAGTCCTATCACCCCTCCCGCTTCAAGGTGGTAATGAACGAGAATCCGGTGTTCATCCAGTACACCGGCTCCGCCTTCGGCTTCGTCGGCCGATCGGTCTACATGCGCGCGCTCTTTGCCATGAAGTCGTTCCTGCGCTCGATGATCGCCGACGACATGATCCAGTCGAAGCTCGCGCTTCTGATCGCGAAGCAGAAGTCCCCCGGCTCGGTCATCAACAACGCGATGCTGAAGCTTGCCGCGTGGAAGCGGATGCTCCTCAAGTTCGCCACGTCCGGCCAGGTGCTCTCGATCGGCACCGATGAGGATGTGGCCACCATCGACATGACCAACGTCGACGGCGCCGGCAGCTACTCGCGCAACAACATCATCCGAAATATCGAGGCCGCGGCGGACATGCCCGCGAAGATGCTCGACCAGGAAACGATGGTCTCGGGCTTCGGTGAGGGCACCGAGGATTCGAAGCGCAATGCCCAGTACATCGAATCGATTCGCATCAAGATGCGGCCCGTGTACGTGTGGTTCAACAATATCGCGCAGTACCGGGCGTGGAATCCGCTCTGGTACAAGACCGTCATCCAGGCCAAGTATCCGGAAGAATGGGGCGGCATCGACTGGTTCACCGCCTTCTCCCAGTGGCGCCAGGCCTTTCAGGCGGAGTGGCCCTCGCTCCTGATCGAGCCGGAGTCCGAAGAAATCAAAAAGGAGGAAGTCAAGCTCGAGGCCGTGGTGGCCATCTTGAATACCCTCCTACCTCAATTGGATGCCGAGAATAAGTCCAAGCTCATTCAGTGGGCGGCCGACTGCTTCGGCGAGAACAAGCGCCTCTTCCCGCACGAGCTCGAACTCGACTGGGAGGCGCTCGAGGAATTCCAGGAAGAGAATGCCGAGCGCCAGGAGGAGGCGCACAAGGCCTCGCTCGAACCGGCAGAAGGCAGTTTCGGCAAGGGCTTCAAGGACGCCGGCGACAGTGTCGCGCAGATCAATGTGCAGATCGCCAAGCTCCGCGAGGCCGCCGCTCGGCTGACCAGCCCCCGCGAGCGCGCCATCGCGCGCCAGCGCACGCTTCCCCCCGCCGTCCCGGCCTAAGTCATTGGCGAAGGTCGCGCAGCCCGCAGGGTTCTACGGGATCCTGAACGCCGCGATTGATGACCTGCTGGAGTACGGCTTCGACTCCCAGGAGCGCCTGGACCGCTGGCTGAAACGATTGGCAGCCACCGCGGAGATCTCGCTTCTCTCGGAGGAGAAGCTGAGCGCGGCCCTACAGACCCTTCTGCAGCGCACCTTCAAGCGCGCCACGTCCGACCGCGAGATCCTCGAGGTGCACCCGGGCGTGAGCGCCTTCACGCTCAGGCAGGTGAGGCCGAAGCTGCGGCAACTGCTCGATCAGAAGATCCATGCCTCGGCGGGCCTGATTCGGTTGAACCGCGAGGCCTCCATTGCGCGCACCTTGCAGCGCTTCGCAGGCTGGGCCTCCTCGGTGCCGGCGGGCGGTACCGAAGTCGGCAAGCGCCGAGAAGTCAAAAAACAGATCCGCCGGGGGATCGCATCGCTGCCCTTCGAGGAGCGGCGCGTCATCATCGATCAGGGCCACAAGCTGACCGCGGCCATCAATGAGGTGATCGCGGTCGATGGCGGGGCGATTGCCGGCCGGTGGCATCACGTCAAGCGCGGGCCGCCTTCCTACGATGCGCGGCCGGAGCATGTCGCACGTGACGGCAAGGTGTACCTGTTGCGGGGCAGTTGGGCCCTGCAGCGCGGCTTCGTCAAGCCGGGCAGTGTCGGTTTCTCGGACCAGATCACCCAGCCGGGCGAAGAAATTTTCTGCTCGTGTTGGTACGAATTCATCTACGCGCTGCGCGATCTGCCCCGGGACATGCTGACCGCCAAGGGCAAGGAAGCGCTGCTCGAGGCCCGCGCGGCCATTCGCCAAATAGCATAGGAATGCCCTAGTTATGCCCTTGGAACCCGGTAAGAGCCGCGAGGCGTTCTCGCACAACGTCGCCACTGAGATGAACGCGGGCAAACCCCAGAAGCAAGCGGTGGCCATTGCCTATTCGAAGGCCGGCGAGGACTTCAGCGCCAAGATCGACTCCACGCTCAAGGCGGTTCAAGAGTTGAACAGCGTGTGGGCGGCGGTGACGTGAAAGCCGCTGGGATCATGTTCGTGACACCCGACAACAAGGTGTTGCTGATGCTGCGCGCGGCCAAAGCCGCCCAGGACGGCGACCATGTGGGCGACTGGGCGTTCCCGGGCGGCGGGCTCGAGGACGGCGAGGACAACGAAACCGCGGCACGGCGCGAACTGAAGGAAGAGGCCGGCGTGGAGTTCACCGGCGCACTCACCTATTGGACGCGGCGGATCCGCGACGGCATCGACTTCACGACGTTCATCGTGCGGGTGCCAGAGCCTTTCACGCCGACCTTGAACGATGAGCACGATGACTGGGGCTGGTTCCCGCGCACGGCTGCGCTGAATCTGAACACCCTGCATCCTGGCTCCCGCATCGCCATCGCGCGCCTGACCATGGACGAGCTCGGGGTGGCGAAGGCCATCCGCGACGGGGATCTCACCTCGCCGCAGTATTACGGCAAGGACATGATGCTGGTGGCGCTGCGGATCACGGGGACCGGCATGAGCTACCGGCCCCAGGTGGGCGAGTTCGTCTGGCGCGACTCGTCCATCTACATGAACGCCGAATTCCTCGAACGCTGCAATGGGCTCGAGGTGATCTTCCGCCACCCAAAGAAAACGATGCTCAACACGGAGGAGTTCCGCGACCGCATCGTGGGGACGATCTTCGTGCCCTACCTCAAGCCAGAAGTCGAAGAGGTGTGGGGGATCGCGAAGATCCGCGACATGCACGCCGCGAAGCTGCTCGAAAACGAGGACATGTCGACTTCACCCGGCGTGCTCTGCCTGGGAAACAAGACTCCTGGCCCCGATGGCAAACCGATTTTGATCGAGGACAAACCCTTCCTTTTGGATCACCTTGCGATCCTTTTGGAGCCCGGTGTTTGGGACAAAGGCGGACCACTCGCCGGCGTCGAATCGGTCGATGCTGGGGTCGACGAGGAGCAATCTCCGCTCGATCTGATTCTGCGCAAGCTTAAGTTAAACGATTTGGTTGATCGCATTCTTTAGTCACAACATCCACATAGGACAAATCACATGCCCGACATCAAAGATTCGGAGAAGCTCGACGCGATTATGTCGGGTCTCGACTCCATCAAAGCAGCCCAGAAGGCCGACCGCGAGAAGCTCGACGCTGCCTGCGCCAAAATGGATTCCTGGGAAAAGGAGAAGATGGACGCCGCGAAGCGCGATGCGGAGGAGGAGGAAAAAAAGAAGTCCGATGCCGCCCGTCGCGATGCTGAGGAAGAGGAAAAGAAAAAGGCCGATGCCGCTCGTGCGGACGCAGAGGCTGAGGAGAAGAAAAAGGCGGACGCCGCGCGGGCCGATGCCGCGAAACGCGATGCCGAGGAGGAGGAGCGCAAGAAGGCGGATGCGGCTCGTGCCGATGCGATGCGCCTCGATAGCGCCGCAATCACGGCTCGAGTCGATGCGGCGGTGGCCGCGGCGATGAAGGCTCGCGTGGTCGAAGTGCCGCCCGATGTGCGCGCGCGCCTGTCCACCTACCAGTCACGGTGGGAGCGGGTGTACCAGGCCTTCCGCGATGCGAGCGGTGCGCCAGCGCCGAATGTCGGTGAGACCGAGATCGACTATCGCGCGCGCCTGGCTTCGAAGTATCAGAGCCTTGCGAAGAATCCCAAGATCAAGGACGCGAAGCTCACCGAGATCAAGGATTCGATGACGATGGATCTGGTGGAGGACGCCATTTTCAACGATGCGCTCGCCGAGGCCACCCATCCGACCACGATCACTCCGGGCGTGCTGCTCCCGCACAAGATTCGCGATGCCGCGGGTCGGGAGATCACGAAGTACACCGGCGATCCGAATGCGTGCTGGGATCAGTTCAATCCCCCGATCCAGTACGTGCGCAAGATCCTGACACCCGGCTCCGCTCGTCTCCAGTAACCACCCGCGCCATCCACCTTTTTCCTTTTTAGGAGTTAAACCATGTCTCTGACTTACAACCCGGCGCAGGTGACTGTAGCCCCGAACACGTTCTACGCAACCTCGGATGGAGCCATTCAGGGCTTCTTCCAGGACGATCCGGCGCTTCGCAATTCCTTGCGCTCGGGTCTCGTTGCGCCCGCCCAGACCACCCCGCTCTGGGGCGGAATGGGCATCGTCATCAACGGCCCTGCGACCGGCGTCGAAGCGCAGTCGCTCAAAGCAATGCTCACCCTCGCGAGCTCCCAGGCGAATCTTCTGGGCTTCACCGTCTGGAATCAGTCGCTCGCCACCATCCTGAATCCGTCCGTCTCCAACCCGGTGCCCCAGGCCGGCGCGGGCAACGGCACGAATCCGGGCGGTGCCATCAACTTCTTCGAGCTCGGCTCCGGCGCCCAGATCTGGGTGCAGTGCTCGAGCGGCGTGGCCGCTGCCTACAAGGGCGCCGCGTGGAATGCAGCGACGTACTGGGACTACACGAACCAGGTGCTGCTGTCTGCCCCGGGCGGCACCGCGATCGGCGTGCAAGTCGTCGATGTGGTCACGAACGGCAACGCCCAAGTGGTCGCATCGGGTGGCAACAGCTGGAACTACGCCGGCTACGCCGCACTGATCAAGATCTGATCGGCCATCGTCACCAAATTCAACTGAGGAAAATCAATCATGGGTCTCATAGCACCTTCCGTACTGACGGTATCGCCGAGTCACTTCGAGCCGAATATCATCATGAGTGTCAACCAGGCGTCTGGCTACACTCGCACTCTCGCGGGCGGCAATCCCCGCGTGCAACTCGACAGCGAAGACAAGATGATCTACATCCGCACCGCCCAGGTGCGAACCACGATGCTGCAAAACCCGGCCACCGGGAACGTGGTCCCCAATCCCAATATCGTGATGGGCATGATCCAGTGCCCGACGTACAACCAGCGCATCCGCACGGAGTACGACCACCACGACACGGCGATGGCGTCGAAATGGGGCTTGGGACTGCCGGAGGCGTACAAGTACGCCATGCAGCAGGGCCATCACCTGCTGCTCCGTGACCGCACGCTCTACGGGGCGCTCCCAGGATACGGCGAGGGCATCGTCAACACCCCGGGCGCGACCACCATCACCCTGCCGCCGGACACCTTCGGCGACACCGCGGCGCACAACTATGACTCCGGTCAGATGGCGTTGTTTCTCGCGCAGCAGATCCTCGCGATCAAGACCCGCACGTACCAGCTGGGCACGCCCCGGCGGTTCACGTTCCTGGGTCCGCAACGCATCCTCGGTATCTTCGAGTACAACGTGGTGCAGCTCACGTCCTACCAGCGGCCGGGCGCAGGCACGGGGTCGACTCTCGAGATGCTCAAGCAGATCGGGATCGAAGCCGGTAACGATGTGGTCGAGTTCGCCTATGACGACTCGCTGATCGGCCAGGGAACGGGCGGCACGGATCTGGTGATCCTCATCATGCCGGAGATCGAGCCGCACTTGAAGCAGCCGCTCGACACGAACATGTTTGCGAAGCTCTCGCAGGGCTTCAATGACAATTCGCTCCTGTACACCGACATGGTGGCGCCGCTCGAGATCCCGACTCCGCTCCCCGGTGGCGCGATCGATGTGCTCACCGAGATGCGCGCGAGCCCGGGCTGGGTCGTGCGACCGGAGTGCTTGCAGCTGATCTCGATGCCTTATTGATCGACAACCTTCCTTCAAGGCGTTCAGCGGGGCATCGTAAGCCCCGCTTTTCTTTTCAACTGGGGACTTACCAATGAAGCTATTCATAGCGAACACGACGAAGCAAAATCACGAATTCGTATGGCGTCCGAAACTCCGCGATTTCTCGGGGGAAAATCAGGACGGCATCATCAAACCGAAGTACGGCGAGCTGCGCCGGCTTCCCATCCCGCTCGGTGGACAAATCTGCATCGGCAACGATAAGGCGCTGGAAGGCCCCGATGTGAAGAACATCCTCGAGCAGCACCCGCACATCGTCCGCTTTGAGGATCTGAATACCGTGCGCGGCTTCCAAGGCCTCTGCTATCGGCAGGACAATCCGGTCCCGATCGAGGAGATCCTCGAGCGCTTGGAAACCAACGACAAGGTACGCACCGAGGAAAACAAGCAGCGCCAGACCAACACCGCGCTCCAGATCGCGAGCAACATGCGCGAAGTCGCCGCGCAGGATGATGCGCCCTTCAAGGATCTGCGCGAGACCGACGTTCAGGTCGCCGAAAAGGGTGCTCAGGAAGTTAACGGCAACACGCCCCGCCTCAACAACGTGGTCGAAGTCGCGGAGGAAGGCAAGACGCCCTCCGGTCGCGGGCGCAAGAGCGCGGCCTGATTCCATGTCGAACGTGTATCCAAATTGGTACGGGTACCTGCAATTCTTGCAAGCTCAAGTAGGGTTGCCACCGCAGGTTCTCTCGCCCAATTTGTTCACGTCGATTCTGGTCGATGCGAACGGCAATCCGGTAATCGATGCCAACGGCAACTGGATTTCCACGAGCGGCGCATGGGGCATCGTCACCGATAGCGGCGGGAACAATCTCGTCGATAGCAGCGGCAATCCCGTCACCGGCAGCGTGCCCTATCAATGGGTGCTCGCATCGTTCCTGATCGCCATCGACCTTGTGAATTGCGATCTGCCGTGCGGCATGTACGCCTTTGCGGTGTACAACCTCGCGGCGGATCGTCTCATCAACATATCCCCTGACCAGACCGGCCAATCGTATTGGCAGGAATTGCGCAAGAACTTCAAGATTTACGATGTGAGCGTGGGCGTTGCCGCGAGCGGCAGCGATCAAGGCACGGCGGTTTCGATCTTGAATCCCGAGATGATGCAGCACCTGACGCTGTTCGATCTGCAAACGCTCAAGACTCCGTATGGCCGTGCGTACATGGGGATGGCTCAAAACTACGGACCGAATATCTGGGGACTCTCATGACGACACCTGCTGCAAATCCTCCCGGCCTGGAGCTTAAGCGCACGGCGCTCCTGGCCGGCGGCATCAACCGACTCATCTACACCATGAGCAATGGCGATTACGTCGGCTCGATTGTGTTCGACGGCGTGAACCCTGACGCGCTTCGCGCGCTCGCCAATGACTTCCAGGCATTCATCGTGGAGCAAACGGGCGGCATCTCGGTTGCGCCGCCCGGCGCCCTGCGTCAAATCGGAGCCCGTACCCGATGAAAAATTTCGTCAAGCTTCTCGCACTGCTCGGCCTGTTCACGGCTGCGCCTGCGTTCTCGCAGCAGATCATCAACTGCATTCAAGTACCGGCCACGCCTTGCAACACGGTCGCCAACCCCGGCACCGGCAATCAGGGCGACCCGGCATGGCTTGCCTTCGGCAAGGACAATACCAACTGGATCAGCGTCTACACGTTCCTCGGCAACCTATCGGCGGTGCCGATTGCGAGCGGCGGGACGGGTGCGAATACGGCGACGGCGGCGATCAACGCGCTGCTGCCCGGACAGACCGGCTTCTCCGGCGATTGCCTGGGCACCAACGGCGTCATTGCCAACTGGACGCCGTGCGGCACGGGGGGCGGCTCGCCGGCGTTCAGCTCCGTTACCAGCGGCACCAACACCGTCGCCTCGCTGATCGTCGGTACGGGGGCGAGTCTCGCGCCGACTGGTAGCGGCGTCGTCACGGCCAATGCGCTCGCGTCCGGCTACACTGTTCCCGCGGGCTCGGGCGGCACGGGTGCGACCTCCCTGGCGGCTGCCGGTATCCCGGTCATCAACTCAAGCACCGCCGGGCATTGCGTTACCTGGTCCGCGAGCGCGGCGCTGGGCGATGCCGGCGCTCCGTGCGCCTCGAGCTTCATTCCCGGCACATTCACTTCGACGCAGATCATTGCAAGCTACCCCCCGGCCAGCAATGCCGGCGCATCGGCGCTCACGACCGACATGGGGCGCATGACGTGCGACGGGGTGCGCTGGAACGTCGTCGGCACTCCCCCGATCCCACCGGGCGCGGCCCTGCTCGGCTACACGCACAATGCGTACACCGACTTCCCGGTATTCGCGGACCTCGTGTTCAGCCGCGGCACGACCAAGGCCAATTGGTATGCGGGCATCGCCGCGTATTCGGGCCAGCCCACGTCCGCCGCGTTCGGCACCGATTCGGGCACCGGCCAGCTCGCGCTCTACTACACGTCGGGCAATGCGGCGGTGATGACCATCACGGCGTCGCAGAACACCACGAACATCACCGGGCTGCTCGGTAAGCTCCCGCCCGCCATCGGCTCGAAGGGCTTTTATTTCGAGGCCGCGTACACGATCCCGACCGACAATGCGGACAGTTTCGATGCGCTTTTCGTGCAGCCATGGCAGCACAATGCGGCGAAGGGCGACGAGCCCGGCAGCCCATTTCCGGCCGCCTACGAGCAGTGGCACGAGTTCGACATCAACGAGAACGGCCACGGCACCGACCAGTCCGGTTTCCTGCGCGGCACCTACATCAACTGGGGCGGCAGTTCGAGCCCCGGCATCCCCGTCACGTGTACCGTTGCGCCTTCGACCGGCGCGCACGGCTGTACCCTCACAGCACCGTGGGCCGGCGACTCGCAATCGACGTTCAATGCCTTCACGACCTCCAGCCAGAACCTCTACCCGGCGACGCTGACCAACGGCTCGACCACGATGACGTGGGGGCCGGCGCTTACCTGTTCGCCATGCTCCGCCTCGCTCACGGCGGGCGCCTACAACGTCCTGGTGCAGACCGCGCAAACCGGCGCGATCATCTACACCACGGAGCACATTTTTGGCGGTGCGTATGATCCGGTGGGCCAGAAGTTCTACGTGTGGCTCGACGGCACGCTGGTCGAAACCTATTCGACGGCAGTCACCGGCACGACCAACACATTCCGCGACTCGCTCGGCTATCAGCCAATCCTCCAGACCGCGAGCCACGGCGCGCTCACGGCGGGCACGATGCTAGTTCGCTACGTCGCCATGTGGACCCCGTGACCGTACTGCATCTTGGCGTCGTTGTTCAGCCCTACGCGTACAAGGGGCGCAAGGGCATCACCACGTTCGACGTGGCGCAAATCTTGGAAAAAAAGTACGGCATCATGAGCGTCTACTGGCGCGTGCGCGAGAAACAGAACATCGCGGCGCTCGAACGCTCGGTGGCCGGAGCCATCGAGTCGCGTTTCATGGGTGCCCCGCGCGTCGATCCGCTGGCCGCCGCGTGCCAGCAGATTCAAAGCGGTTTCAAGGACTTCATCGCCTCCAAGCAGGCGGAAACCGTGGGCATTCCAGGCACTCCGACCAAAGCCGCGTTGATGGGGATCAACCATCGCAAGAAGAACCCACGCACCGGCGTGCGGCGTCCAAGCTTCTTGGATACCGGGCTGTACATGGCATCGTTTCGCGTTTGGGTCGATTGAATGAGCATCAGTGAGGCGGGCCGGGGGTCAGCGGACCAAATCTACGCGGCCCTGCAAAACGTGCCGCTGGAGTTCGTGCCGACGAATTTCCAGGCGCATACGCGCGTGGTGCTGCCGCTCGACAGCTACATTTTCTGGCGTCCCACGGTGCCGCTCACGATTGTCGGCTCGCTGCACTACTCGCAAGAGATTGTGCAGGGCGAGGATGAGACCTACGGACAGGGCACCATCTTTTTTACCGCCGAAGAGCGCGTGACGCAGTTCGAGGAAGCGCCGATCAACACGCTGTTTGTTTCAAAGGCGGGAGGGTTTTTCTTCGCGTTTTCGCAGCAGCAGGGATTCTATTCGCAAGCGGGCTTGTGGCATTACTTCGGGCACTCGATCCCTCCGGCGATGACCAGCCAGTTTCTTTCGTCGAACTCCGACAATCCGAACTCGCCGCAGTACATCGATCCGAATCAGGCGGTGGTGTCGAACTCGTTGCCGCTCTGGCTGGCATTGAACAATTACGAGTGCCCGTACTCGGACGGCTTCTCGAATTTCATTGAGCTGTTCCCGTCGTACATCGTCGCGCCGAATCAAGTGCCGCCCTATGGCGCGGTCCACATCGGCGAAGAGGACACGCGGGCGCTCGCGGCTGCGCCATACCTGACGATCAACCGCAGCCACAGCCAGCTTGTGGCAGACAAGGTGAAGATCACGCTCTACGGGCTGCAGCACAATGCGGCGATGGATTTCATCGACTGCGTGCTCCAGTACAGCATCGACACCAACAATTTCGGGATCATGAACATGCCCGTGGTGACCGACGCGAAACGCTCGGTGGCTGAGTTGCAAGCGCTCGGCATGAAAAAGACCATCACGTTTGAAATCTCGTACCACCAGCAACGCGCTGCCGTCGTCGCTCGGCAGTTGATCGTGGAGGCGAGCGCCACGTTTCAATTCGAGGGCGGCAATCCAGCGGGCGTATCTGTACTGGTCACGGATACCGGGCAGACGATCATCACGGACACCGGACAACCTATACAGGTCACATGAAAAAACTTCTCGCGCTGCTCTTTGTGACGTTCACCACGAACGCGCAAACCCCTACGACCATCGGCAATCTGCCTGCGGCTACCACGCTTACCGGCTCAGAAGCCATGCCGTGCGAGCAAGGCGGCACGAAGAAATGCACGGTCGCGCAGATCACCACGCAGACCACGTCCACTCTTGCGCCCTCCGCGACCGTCGATACTACGAACGCCTACAACATCACGAAGGGCATATTGCCGTGCATCGTGCTGCCACCCTACACCGGCGTCATTGTCACATCGGGATGCGCTTCGTCTTTCGCCTCGACCACGGGCACGGGGGCGACCGTCCTGGCCACCTCTCCCACCTTGGTCACTCCGGCGCTCGGCACGCCTTCCTCGGTCACGCTGACCCATGGCACCGGGCTTCCGATCACTGGCGTCACTGGACTGGGTACCGGCGTCGGCACGGCGCTCGGTGTAAATGTCGGCTCGGCTGGCGCGCCGGTCGTCAACGGCGGCGCATTGGGAACGCCCAGTTCGGGCTCTGCGGCGAATCTCACCGGCTTTCCGACGCTCAATCAAAATACGACCGGCACCGCATCGAACATCACGGGTACGTCGAACTCGACGCTGGTCACGCTCTCCGCGTTGAGCTTGCCGTCCTCCCAAGTGACCGGGCTCAGCACCCCGGCATTTTCAGGCTTGGCCAGCGGCACGAACACGGCGGCGGCGATGCTCGTCGGTACAGGGGCGAGTTTGGCAACGACCGGCTCCGGCACCCTCACGGCCACCAATACGACCGGCGTCAACGGCGCGGCTGTACCGGCGAGCGCGTGCGCGGTATCAACGAATGGATCGAGCCAACTTACCGCGCTCACCTGTACGGGCAGCGGCAATAGCGTCAAGGCCACCTCTCCCACCCTGACGACGCCGAATCTCGGCACCCCGTCTGCGATCACGCTGACCAGCGGCACGGGCTTGCCGATTTCGACCGGCGTCAGCGGCTTGGGAACGGGGATCGCAACGGCCCTTGCGGTCAATGCAGGCACCGCGGGCGCTCCGGTCATCAATGGCGGGGCGCTCGGCACCCCTTCCAGCGGATCGGCCGCGAACCTGACCGGCTTCCCCACGTTCAACCAGAACACCACGGGGACCGCCGCCAACATCACGGGCACGTCGAATGCGACGTTGACGACGCTCTCTGCCCTGAGCCTGCCATCGACCCAGGTCAGCGGGCTCGGCACCTTCGCCACACAAAGCTACGCGACCCCTCCGGCGATTGGCGGCACCACGCCCGCCGCCGGCGCATTTACCACACTCAGCGCCTCCTCGGGCAGCTTTACCTCTTCCGCGAGCGGCGTGACCGTGGGAAGCCCCACTGGCGGGGCTGAGGGCGCGGGCACCTTGAACATGGCCGGATGCTACGTCAACGGCGTGGCCTGCGGGACGGCGCCTGCGTTTAACGGCATCACATCCGGCACCAATACGTCGGCCGCCATGTTGGTCGGGACCGGCTCGAGCCTTGCACCGACCGGCAGCGGCACGATCACGGCCAGCGGCTTGAATTCGACCGCGCTCGGTGCTGCGAATACATGGAGCGGGCTGCAGACTTTCGGCACCAACATTTCCATCGGCGGCGTGACTGCTGCCGGCGCGACCGGCACGGGGAATGCGGTGTTCGCCACCTCTCCCACGCTCACGACCCCCAATCTCGGCACGCCCTCCGCGATCACGCTCACCAACGGCACCGGGCTTCCCGTTGCAGGCGTCACGGGCTTGGGCACCTTCGCCACGCAGAACTACGCCACGCCGCCCGCCATCGGCGGAACGACGCCTGCGGCGGGCACCTTCACCACGCTCGGCGCAACCGGCAGCTTGACAACGAACGTCACCGGATCAACACAGTGCCTGCATGCCAATACGTCGGGCGTGGTTTCCGGCACCGGCAGTGATTGCGTCGCCCCGATTTTTTCCAATATCACGAGCGGCACCAACACGTCGGCCACCATGACGCTCGGCTCCGGCAGCACCCTTACATTCAGCGGCTCCGGCATCAACAACGCGAATGAGATCAACGGCACGGCGCTTTCCGGTCTCGCGAGCGGCCTGGTACTCAACACGACCGCGACCGGCGTCCCGTCGATCGCATCTATCGGCAGCGGCTTAGGGTTGACCAGCGGCACGCTCTCGACCACCTACACCATTCGGTCGGTGTCCGGCACCACCGATACGATTCTATCGAGTGACTGCGGAAATGCTGTCAAGTACACAAGTTCGGGAGCGGTCGCCGTCGCGTTACCGCAAGCCACGGGCAGCTTTGCCGCGTGCCGCGTCAACATCCTTGCGGGCGGCTCGGGGGTCATCACTGTTACGCCCATAACGAGCACGTTGAACGGCGGAACCTATCTCAATTTCCTGCCGGGCACGAGTGCAAGCATCGTGGCGCTCAGCGGCAACTACACCGCCTCTGGTCCGGCCGTCAGCAACACATGGGCGAACGTGTGCGCGTTCGCGGCGAATCCAAGCCGATGCGGAAGCACGATCAAGGAGCTGGGCGCGGTTCGCTGCACGGCGAGCTCCAAGACTGTCACCATCACTGAGTCGTTGCCGGCGTCCTATGTCGGCGCGGCGTTTGCGTTGACGGGTTGCGGGCCTCTGGGTGCTCAGGCCGCTCTCGGCGGGTATGTGCCCGCGAACGGCGGTACGGGCTATGTTGCAAAAAGCCCTACCGTCAATCCGACCTCCTATACGGTGACCGGCATCACGCAGGCTGCCTCGATGGTTGCCACGATCTCGACCGTGAGCACGGTGAACCCCTTCGCGGGAATCCCCGCCGCGACCTTCGCCAGTGTCGCGGGCATGACCCAGGTCAACAACGTCACCTATCCGATCAGCGCAACCGGGGGCTCTTCGGGTGCGTGGACGGTGACCTTTGCGCTGATCAACTCGACCACCTTTCCGGCCTACACCTCGGGCGGCACGCTGACGCCATCGCTCTACACGGGCGACATCCTGACGGTATTGGGCGGCACCTGCACGGTGCAGCCCTTGATTGAACCGCTGACGGTCTCGGCCACGGGCGTCATCCAGACCTTCGCCGTGGTGACGCCGGGCGCCTGCACCGCCTCCCCCGGAGCAGCGGCCGCGACGAGCGGCGGAACGGGCTCGGGCGCGACGGTGACGCTCAATTATCAGGGCGCGGGCATCAACGACATCATCGCAAGCGTCGGCACGAACTCCGTGACGATGACCACCAATGCAGCGGCGGTGTCGGTCACGTCGGGGAATAACTGGTGGGAGGCGGGATGGGATGACTCGGCGGCGATCAACGCAGCGGTCGCGAGCGGCGCATCGTATGCCTACCTGCCGGTCACGACCGTTGCCCCGTGGTCAGCGACTGCGTTTCCTCAGTACGGCA